TGGCTGTTGCGTCCCATGCCATAGTTCCTCCAACAGAAATAGCCTACCCCAATTCTATCGGGGCAGGCTACTCCTGTCTACTCACCAGATTTTGTAGGTCATGTTTACCTGATAGGTCTGATTTGCTGAGAGAATATCTCCTGCGTAAATTCCTCCTGTCTTGGCAACATATAGATATTTATACGTCCTGTCGTTTCCAATAATGGGTGACATGACGCCATCGTATGGGCGCGCCCACCCAGGAATACTCATTAGTCGACCATCGTATCCCACATTATTTGTGCCAACCTTGAATGTTCCCTGAATGTAAACCCAGTCCCTATCGCGCTCGCACGTGAGGTAGTTGTAGTCCTTTGCCACAGTACCGTCAGACAGCGTGTGCAGAGCCATCGCCGGAGGGTTGAACCACGAAGACCCACCCTTGAGCCACACCTGAAATAGCTCCTTGACGTGCGTGTACCCCGAGGCAGTCATGTGCACATTATCGGGCCCCTGGTCCCAGGACTTGGCTTGCTCGTCTCCCCAGTGCACCCAACCACGAGAACCTTCGCAGACGACGGCGCCGTAGGGCTTGCCCGCATTGACAACCTCGAATGTCCGGGAAACACATGAGCGCGCCATCTGCACATACTCATTCAGCGAGGACTCGTTAAAGATAACCGGAAGCACTCGAATGTCCGCGTTAGGGAAGTACTGGCGCGCAAGCCTGAAAAATGTTGACGCCTTATCGCTCACGGAATTCTGTGCCCGAATATCATTCAGCAAGTCGATCACAAACAGGTACTTAGTTCTGCGGCGCTTATCCTCAGACATTCCTTGCTTGGCATTATCCAACTGTGTCAGGAAATTATTGTCAGACGTCGAAGTAAACCCGCCGCCACCAATTGCGTACACATTAGGGTTAACTCCCAATTCACGACACAGAGTCTCAGTCCAGCGGCTTGCTTCAATAGTTGCATTAGACGAACCAATAACAACACCCTCAGTGAGTTTAGGGTCTTCAAGAAAGATATCGTTAGCCTCAGTCTTCGTGTAATAGGCCGGGAAACGGTTGTCAAAGTCCCTGCGCTGTTGATCCAACTTTCCCTGAATGTCAGCCTGAAACTGCGTGTTCTGGGCCTTAAGTGCATCACCCCACGCCTTAGTTGTAAGCGTAACCCGCTTACCGGCAGGCGACTTAAGTGGTGCTTCAATGTAATTGCCGTCAACTTCGCGGAATTCGGCGTCAATAAGGCGGCGCTTGAAGTCTTCGATTAGCGACTCAAGCGCGGGCTTCTTAGCGTCAAGTTCCTTATTCCAACCTGAGTGAGTCTTCTCAACTTCAGTAATAAAGTTGGTGACCGTCTCATTCAGTTTGGCGATAATCTTGTCCTGCTCCTCGCCAAAAGAATTCGTGAACGTAATGACGTCAATGACGCTAGAGCGAATTCGCTCAAGCACGTCAATATACGTCAAGCCGTCGCGGTAAGTGAACGGGGTAATGTTGTTTACCGAACGCGACTGAACGCGCCACAACGCTTGATCGATTGACCCAATAATGTCATCACCAGTAGCCATAATATCCTCCAAGTCCTAGTCCGAATGAGTATCCATTAATTAGTCCGCCAGGAGTATGGGGCATATCTGTGTCCCATAGTCCTAGGAATAGTTCGCTGAGTTCCGCGATTACTAGATCATCAACATTAAGCAACGTGCCCCGGTAATCCGCAATCGCACGAGCCTTAGAGCCCGAATATCCCCATGAATTAGAGTGTTGATTATTGGTGTAATTGCTATTCGAGGACGACGTACTATCCGACTCGTTACGAGACGTAGTGTCACCTGACGTGCTCGCGTCGCTGATACTCGTAGCATAGTCCCCATCGCCTGCAAGCCGTGTCTGGGGAGTGTCCGAGCCCACGGTACGCCCCTTGGACTTGTTGGTGCCACTGCCGCTGCCGGTCTGGTGATTGATCCCCGAATTCTGGGACCTACCGTCCTGACTGGTCTCGCTGTAGTGGCGATTGCCTTCGAACGGGTCTGTGTTTTGCAGTTCAGCGAGATACATTCGATTATATCGAGGCATAATCAGTTCCATCTTAAGGCTTAATCGCCAAATAAAGATGTCGATAGTCTCGTGAGCAATTTCTTGAAGCCAATAAGTCTTCTTGATTCGATCGTTCAGAGTCTTTCGATATGCCTCATCAAAAATCGGATAGTCGTCAAGCCCAATGTGGTCGTTGGTTAACTTAACAACGTCACGAAGCATTATCGTTGTTACTGACATCGTCACCCCCATAGGTTGTCAAATTTGAATTAGCAAGATAGTCATTAAGGTTTGGTGCAGCATTATCGTCAACCGCCCAGTAGCACGAGACATTCAGTCCGAATTTCTCATTAATCTGTTCACATGCAAGTTCCCGCGGCTTCATGAACGACTCACGAGATGCAAGCACCTGACCTGAATTGGCGGCCGCTTCCTCAACCACCATGCGCTCACGCTTTTCAGAATTGACATTCATAATCCCGAGCATTGTGAGCGCTTCGCCCCAAATCTTGGACTTGGACTCCATATGCTTGATCGAAGAAACAGCGCCAGTACCAGCATTCTGGTTAAGCGGGAACACACCTATCGTGTTGGCGAGATTGTCCATACTCATATTCTCGGTGCCCCACACAACGGGTTCGCCGTCGTAAATCTTGGAAATGAGATTCTGGATAGTGAGGCGCTGGTCCTGCGAGCAAGCAACAATCATCGGGTTGCGCTCATTCAACAGATCAATTTCGATTGTTCTGTCAATCTGAGCAAGACGTGCAGCATACGAGACCACTACATCAATTTCCGGCTCCCGAACCTGATTACCCCAAATACACACCGAATCCGAAGCACTCACTTCGCGAGAATAGACACCATTGCGGGTGACGCGATACCCCGTGGGGTTATCCTGAATGTCCAGTGGCCCCGAGATTGTTGCGGGCATTGCCATAAACAACTCAAAGAAACTATCAAAATAGAAAACTGAGTATCCGTTATTGAAGATAGTTGCTTCAATAAACCGGGGATCAATCCCATTAGGCAATCCCTCCCAAGTAAATCGTGAGAGACACTTGCCCATTAACTGTCGTCGGTACATGTGCTCGAGTTGAATTTGACGCGACTCAGACGACGACGGGGGAGATGCCATGATTTTCTTGTAGATGCCGTTAAGCACGTAATCCTTTTTACTCACTAAGGGTCACCCTAACTGTCTTGTCAATCCTGTTATTGCGAACGTTCGTGTTACCGATACGCTGGGGAGAACGCCACACAGTCACACCTTTTTCGAAGATTCCTCGCACACTGGCCTTGAATCCCTCAGGGATAGTCGTATCAACCAAGTAGCACTCAGCCATCTTCCAATATGTAAACTCTGTCATAAGGCTGAGGGTCTTCGGGAACTTGATCCAAGTATTCATCAAATATCCATACCTAAGCCAGAAATCACCAATACTGCGCATAGCCGCAGGTGAAACACTTCTAATTCTAGCATCAATCACGAGTCCGTTGGAGACCATCGCAGACACATAGCCCGACGTCTGTCCAACCACGGACGGTGGAATAACCTGCATGTCCTGGCGCTGACCATTAATCGAAGCAATAGCCGCCTCATAGTCCCCGTTAGCGGCAAACTGAGCAAGTTCATAATTAGTATCCCGCACAGTTCTCTGCTGCTGCTGAGAAATCTGCGAAGCACCACTGGCCAACTGATTCTGAATATTCGCCGTCGACTGTGCCTGAGAATTATTAATCATCGCAGACACGCCAGCCGTAGCCGCCTGACCAATACCAGCACCAGCCGCCGAACCATTCAGCCCCATAACACCGCCGAGTGCCGTCATAGCGCCCTGAGTAGCCTGAACAGTAGCCCTCATATTATTATAACGCGACTGAGAATCGGCCATAGCAGAATTACCCCACATAGAATTCTCAGCCCCAGCCTGAGTCGCAGCAATACCGGCATTAGCAACATCACGTGCCGCCGTCGCTGCACGCTGTGCGCGCTGCTGCTGCCACTTCGCGTTATTCACCTGAGCCGCCGCAGTGTGTGCCGACGAAGCAAGTGCATTCAGCGAGGAATTGTTGACGGCCGAGAATGTGGGGAGAGACGTATATCCGGTACACATATCCCAGCCCTCACCGTACTCGTTAGTCACCTTACCTGCACGGCGCTCAACAATCACAGATTCGGTGATTGTGTTGTAGTCCCGGATAGTGAAAAACAGGGACGGATTAGGCGGCACAACATGAGCATACTGATTAATGTTAATTCCCGCTGTGCGGATAGACTCAGGGCGAAATTCAACAGGATTCCCTGAATATGTTGTCAACTCAACAATACAGTATGGCGATGTCACAAATTTCTTAAGTTCCCGATATTCCTTAGGAAGTAACGAAAGAAATTCATTCCTAAAACTAGCGTCAGTCAACGAATAATTACGATTAATGTAAACACTATTGTCGGATAACCATGTCCACGTTCCTTGACCTGTTTTCTCACCAACCTTAACTTTATCGCCGGCATTTAAGTCAACAACATCTTTAGGGACAATAGTAATTGACCCAATTCCCTGCGCAACCCAGGGGTAATAACGAAGCCCCTCCATACCAGATTTAAAATTACCTGCGGTGCACGCATAAATTTCGGTACCATTAGGGATTCCTTCGGTTCGCGAGGAAGTGGCCATAGATACGCGAGGATTGTTTTCGTCACCGTAACCATTATTGGCGTCAAGTTTTGTTGTGGAAGTAACAATCACAACATAATCATAATTATTAACGTCCGCCAGCAATCGCCGGTAGGTTCGGATAATTTGGTGCTCAGACCCCATATCCAGACCCTCAGGCTGAGTCAACCAGTTCTTTCCATAGTTGTCGAAAGAATCAGTTGCAGCAATTCCCATGTGCCCGCGCTCAAGATAACTGCGACCAAAATTGATTCGCTGGTAATAAGTGGTCCAAACGTCGAGTTGAAGTGTCAACTGTGTTGTGTTAGGTGCAATGTAGTCAATACTGGTGATAAAATAGAAAAACACGCTAGGCGTGTAACCTTCAAAACCAATGTTGTTAACAGGGCGTCCGGGATTCTCGACCATCACATAGTTGTACTGATTTGCCTTAGTGAACGGCGTGGGAATACGAATCGGCTTACCCTGCGCAAGGTAGGTCATCTGATTAATCTCAACCTTGTGCAGGTTATTGAAAGACTTAACATAAGCGTAAGGCGTATGGCCATACGATTTCCAGTCAACAATATCCCGATAGGTGTTGTCGAAAGGCACATTAACCATCGTGATGACACTGCCCGCAGACCATACAGAATAATCAAACGACAATCCTGCTCGAGTCTCTGGCGGCATTGCATAAATCTCTGACATATCGTCCTCCTTCAAGTCTAAGCATAGCAGAACCGGGCGCCCAAGTGGACGCCCGGTTCTACATTGATTCAGGTATTACTTCTTAACCTGAATGCTGATTTCCTTGTTGAGCGGCTTATTGCCATCCTCACCCTTAGTGTCAACATTCACACCGAGAGTGAGGAACGCCTCAGGCTCATCAGGTCCGATAGTGAGAACACCGTCGTTGGAAATCTTCGTTCCCTTAGACTTAGCATTCTTGAGATACCAGTCAGTAGCGTAACCCTTATTCGCGGGCGCCGTCTTCCACTGAATAGACGCCTGACGAACCGCACCGGGCGGCATAATCGTCGACTGGGTACCATCCGGCTTACTCACAATCAGTGTAGTAATCGCTGCATTAGTCTCGGCCTTAGGCGTCACCACAATCGTGTTCGGCTTAGTGCCGAACGCGATAGCCGGGGTGAACGGCGAAGCGCTCATGACCGACCAGTGATGCAGCCAGAAATTGTCGTAAAGGCCCTCGGGGTTAGAAATGCTCCGGTTCTCAAGGAGAATATCCTTAATCACGAAGAACTGCTTACTAGTCAGAATAGCCGACGTGTCAGCCATCCCCAGCGCCTCACCCGGGACCGTGATGATGTGAGACGGCGCCTCAGCATCGCTCCGGTTAAACGCGGCGGACAGAGACGTCACATCGACGTTCGCCTTAAACTCAGGCGTCGCAATAAGCACTAGGTCCTCAGGGCGTGCAAACGAGTGCACAGCGGCACTGTTAAATGCAGGAGTCGGATACTGCATCTTATTCGCGGCAACCCTGAGTGCCTTGAGCGCTGCGTCAACCTTGTTCTTGTCCGGCTCAAACGTATTCATGTCGGAAATCTGCATCCGATAGAATCCGAACTTGTCGTCGAAGGTCTTGAACAACTTCGTCATGCTAAGGAACTCGGACCACTGGTCAGACGAAGCCGCCACGGCCATAATCTGAGAAATCATCTCAGAAAGACCATTGTCCGAAAGAAAAGCCCGACGAAGCACATCGCGATTAACCGTGATCTTAAACTTCTCCTTGCGGTTAATCGTATGAAACGCAGACTTAGAAGGCGGCGGGGCCTGCCCGAACACGTCGCGCTCAAGGTAGTCGCGCTGCTCCTCATAAATGGTGGGCTTGATAAAGTCGAGGTGAACTTCCTCGATAGTGTCACCAAAATTCATCATGCCCTGCTTGAAAACAGCAAGCGGGTTCTTCCACGAAATATCGCGAACAATCGTGGAGCCAATACGGTTAACCAGCGATGACATGAATTCGTTGCGAGTAATATTGTCAGACATGATTCCCGCAATAGTCTCCTGAATATTCGCCTTAGTGGCCTCAGGAACCATGTTCTGATAATCATATCGTGCATCGCTACGAATAGCATTAAGAATATCAATATTTGAAGTGTCGTCACGCAACTGCGGCATAATCAATTCCCCTTAAA